ATTATGAAGTTCCCCACCGAACCGTCCCACACCCGCAGTACTGGCGACGTTTTAGGTACAATGACCGAGAGGAGTACACGAGGTTGATTGAGGAGGCTGCAGGACTTGATTAGTGCTTCGGGCGCGGTTGTCATTACTGACAATCTCTCGCTCTACTATCCACAACTACTTAGCTACGTCATGGGTGTGGGAGACACGATTCCGTCACGAATCGGTGAGACACGTGAAATCCTCAACTTGCGCCTCGAACTTCTCAATCCGAGAAATTGCGTTGTAGGTCGAGCGGGCTTCTCCGAGAGCTTCATGGAAGAGGAGATTACGCAGCTGATTGCCGGAATACACGATAATGACCGTCTGCGCGCGATTACGCCTCAGGCTGCTGACTTAATCACAGCTAAGACCGCATACGGACCTCGAACGTGGGAGCAGTTGAACGCCGTAGAGAATGAACTTCGCACGGCCAACTCACGTCGCGCCGTAGTTTACATCGGACGACCTGAGGATCTAGTCGGTATCGGAGATGACACCGCAGGAGAGATGCCCTGCACCGAAACGTGGCAGTTTCACGCACGTGACGGGAGACTTCACATGACAGTGACCATGAGGTCGTGGGATCTCGTTTGGGGACTATCATACGACGTTCCGTCGTTCGTAGCCGTTCAGGAGATTCTTGCGGATTCCCTCGGCCTTGAGGTAGGAACCTACGTTCACAACGCCGGATCTGGTCATATCTACTCCAGACACTACGAGATCGACGCGTGGCCCGTATTTGACGGAACCCTTGATCTTCTTGCATTTAAGCTGGGCTCGATGGCCGATGCACGTGCCTACGCGCTCAGTCGACTAAATGAACCTGTCGGAAGGGAGGTGTAACGCATGAAGGTAACGAACGCAACGAAGGCGTTTGGCCTCGGTGTCGGAAACGGGACCGTACTCGGTCTCCTTCCGGTGTTTGGTGTTGACACTAATGATCCGAAGGTCCAGGCTATTATCGCCATCCTTAACGTCGCAGGCGGCGTACTCATCTGGCTGACGCGTAAGAACAGCCCGAAGTGGGGCGAGGTTCCTGCGGAAGTCTCACAGGTCACCCAGGCCGTGAAGGAGATCCGGGCAAACGAGAAGGCTCTTGAAACGGTTAAGAAGCCTGCCGCTCCGAAGAAGTCTCCTCCGAAGAAGCAGTAACAGTCAGCCCCTCGCTTGAGGGGCTGATCTCAATCCCCTCTTACGAACTTTCTAACGTCACGCCCGTGTGCGCGGGCGTAGCGTAGCGACATCGTCGGCGAGGTGTGGCCGAGCCAGTCTTGTAGAACCGCTACGGTCGCACCGTTCTCAAGAAGACGGTGGGCGCCCGTATGTCTAAAGACGTGGGGATGAACCTTCTCGTCCACACCAGCCCTCTTACACATCCTCTTAACCATCCCGTAGACATACGTGCGTGAAAGCGCCTGTCCGGTGGTGGTCGGAAAGACCCAGTCGTCTTTTCCCTCAAACGGAAGTTCCTTCTTCCGGCGTTCGAGCCAGGTCGCCAGCTCGAAGTCCATCTCCTTCGGCCAGGGAACCGTCCGACGTGCGGCAGCCGTCTTTCCCTCTCGAATCTTTAAGGTACCTTGTTTGAGATTCAGGTCCTTCATCTGAAGTCCGCAGACTTCTCCTACGCGAAGGCCGCAGTACAGCATCATCTTCATCACCATCCGGTTTCTGAAGGCCGTGATGTACTTGGCGTTCGGTGCGTTTACGATCTTCTCGGCGGTCTCCAGGGGAATAGACTTTAGTTCGCCGGTGGCTGAACCTGCCTTCTTTTTAGGCTTTTCCCCTGCAATTTGCGAGTTTTTGAGTTTTCTCGGCGGTCTACCCATGATATACATTCTACACTAGAATGTATACTGATCATCAGAACTTTCAAATGTTCATACATAATGTATACAGTATTATGATACTCTAGGTACTGAAATGAAGATCATAATTCCTTACCACAGAGTTAACGCGTCGGCTGAATCAGCACTTAGAGAACTCGGTATCGACTACCGACCGTATGATACTTCATTGGACGATGAGGCATACTTTAGGGTACTCGAGGCTGTATGGGATCAGGGAGAAGGATTCATCGTGCTTGAGGGCGACAAGGTACCTGATGGGACAGCCCTTCAGGAACTTTGGAACTGCAAACATGACTGGTGCACCTATCCGGTTCCCTTACGAGACGGAACGGATTCGTGGAATGAGTACGCGTCGCTAAGCTGTACTAAGTTCTCAACTGAACTGATTCATACGTTACCAAACCTCTTTGAAGACGTTGCTCGCTTTAACATGGGTTTCGGTCATAAACATTGGGATCGGTTGAACCTCGCGGTTTGGTGTGCGCTTCGAAGACACGTTGACGTACACTGGCACGGGTCAGGACGAGTTGCTCACCTTCATCAAACCTGATACCCTAAATCGGTTCAGTACCAAGGAGGAATTAGTGAAAATCTTTGAGGAGCATAAATTCTCTCCAATTTGTCTTTCTCCTGGTGACACGCTCAAATTGACGTATCAACACCCGTTTTCAAATGAAAAGACGCTCGCAACTTATGTATTTGATCGCCAACGCGTCATTGACACGGCGATCATTTATGAACTTCCACGTGAAGAAGCTGAAGCTCTTTTTCTAAAGGACGGAATCGCGATTATCATTGGAGAAGAACGTTTCTGATACAGTAGAGGATGACGCATGACTGAAGAGACTACTAAGCAGCGTAAGAAGGTCTATGCCGAAGTTATCGCGAAGATCTCGTTTACAGGTGCCGAAGAAGACGTTCTTCGGATCGCAGCCCAGTTTCTAGGCCGTCGCGGCATCACGATGAGGAGCGACATCGGTCGAACGAAGGCCTCACCGTGGTCAAGCGCGATTCGCGTTGACTTTGAGGTGTCTTACCGCGTTCACGGCGGTTGGCGCTCCGACATCGTTCGTAAGATCGAGACCGACGCTGCCGATCTGGGCGCGTCATTCTTTGATCTCGAAGTTGAGATTCAGCGAACCGAGCTTCCCCAGGAGTGTCCTCGTCGTGAGTGTGTACCGTGTGCAGTAGCTCGCGGGGAAACAAGGTACTCCGATGTATACCAACGTCTCGAACCTATAACCGAAGTGCCGCAGGAACGCGGTCTTCTTTCTCGATTTAGGAGGTAATAATGACCGAGGTAGTAGCAGATATTCCGGGCGATCCGCCTAATCCTGTGGAGAAACCTGAAATCTTTCGTGAGGTTCCTAACTTCGACGAGCGTACGCTCGTGCTGAAGCTGGGTGAGAAACTTCTCGACCTCCAGTTCTGTGCGTGTCCGAACAAGTATAAGAAGCGGTTCTCCGCGTTTCTTAAGGAGAACACGGTCTTGATCGAGGACATTAGACAGTCGGCTCTCAATCTTGCAGAGGGAGGATACGAGGTTGATGTTCGGGAGATTCTGAGCTCACTTCGCTTTAACGCGAAACTCAGTACGCCGGCAGCGGATTACCTTCGACTGTTTCCGCATGACTTCGAGCTTGACTCACTTCCTCGGGCGTATCTCATTCGCAAGCTAATGATGGAGGAACCTAAGCTCTTTGACAAGTTCGAGCTTAGTCCCGTTAAGTGTCGCTCAAACTGCGGTTATCCGTCAGATCCCGAGCCTGAGGAAGAGGAAACAGCAACCGATCTTGCTGGGTTTTAATCATGAAACATGTCAAAGAAAATGAGGAGGAGTACAAATGAAGATTCGTCCCATCGGAGAGAATGTGGTTGTCGAGCGTCTCGAGGAAGATACCGTGCGTGCGAGCGGACTCATCATCCCGGATGTTGCACAGGAGAAGTCTCAGCTCGGTATCGTTGTAGGCGTAGGTCCGGGTTCGGTAACAGACACTGGTGAGCGTGTACCGATGGAGGTCTCGGTAGGAGACACCGTCGTGTTCTCTAAGTTCGGAAACAACGAGATTAAGGTTCGCGATGAGAGCTTCATTCTTCTTCGCGAAAGCGACATCTTCGGTGTCGTAGAGGACTAATCCTCTGAAAGATCTGGCACAAGCCAAGATCACGCTTTGTACGTCCTTTAGCGATCTTCAAAACATGAAGTCCTGGCTCGGCGAGAGTCGTGACTTTCTTGCGATCGACACTGAGACATCAGGACTTAATCGCGGTAAAGATCGCGTTCGACTCATCCAGTTTGCGGATCAAGACACCGGATGGGCAGTACCTTACGAGGACTACAAGGGATTCGCGCGCGAGGTAATTCACGAATATCGCGGCGCGATGGTTTGTCATAACCTCCTCTACGACTCGTCGATGTTAAAGAGGGACGGAATCATAATTCCGCAGCATCTAGCGCATGACACACTCGTTCTTGCATTCTTGAAGAATCCGGCAGCTCGCCTCGACCTCAAGGGTGCGGCGACGATCTACGTAGACAAGCGCGCTGCCGTCGGTCGAGGACTTCTCGAACAGTTTATGGGTGGAGGAGGGTATACGTGGGGGACGGTGCCTGTAGATGCACCTCCTTACTGGCTCTACGGTACGATGGACGTAATTCTGACGAGTAGGTTGGCATCGAAGCTCTACCCTGAAATCATGATGAAGTACCGCGAGGCGTATGAACTCGAACTTGGGGTTATTCACTGTCTTCGCGAGGCCGAACTTAACGGGTTGATGATCGACCAGGACTACATCGACCGCGCGACGGCTAAACTCCGCGCGGAGTTGGACGCGCTGCGTCCTCAAATTCCTTGCGATCCGATGTCGGATAAGCAGGTAGTCGACTACCTCACCGGAATCGGTGTTCCGCTCTTCGTTAGAACCGATAAAGGGAACCTCTCGACCGACAAGACGGTCATGGCATACTTCAAAGATCGTTACCCGGTGTGCGGTCTCATCGCGGACTACAAGTCCAAAAGAAATCAGTTGCACAACTACCTCCTCAAGTTCAGAGAACTCGCAGTCGATAACATCCTTCGAGCGTCAACTCGTCCTCTTCAGGCTAAGACTGGCAGAATGTCAATTACCGCGCCGCCTCTTCAAACCTTGCCTCGCGGACGAGTCGTTCGCGACGCGATTGTTGCTAGGCCAGGTCACAAAATTCTTCAGGCTGACTTCGCCGGGATGGAGATGCGCGCTCTAGCGTCGGACGCTCGTGAGGAAGGAATGCTAGGAGCATTCGCGCGCGGGGAGGACATCCACAACTTCACGGCTGCAGCGTTGTACGGCGACTCATTTACGAAGCCTCAACGCGGAGTTTGTAAGAACGCGGGCTTCGCAAAGATCTACGGCGCGGGCCTTGAACAGTTCGCTACGACCGCGAGAATCCCCGTTGACGAAGCCAAGGCGTTTCTTGAGAAGTACGATGTTCTATTCCCTGGCGTGGCAGCCTACATGCAGAACGTAGTTAATAAGGTCATGGAGCGAGCCGGAGGAAAGCGAACGGGAACGGGTTGGATCACGCTCATCGACGGACGTGATCTACCCGTTCCCGGTGATAAGGCCTATGTTGCAACGAACTACCGAATTCAGGGAAGTTGCGCGGTCGTTATGAAGCGTAAGATCGTCGAGCTTGATGCTGCCGGCCTCGGTGAGTTCTTCCGTCTTCCCGTTCACGACGAGGTTTTGTTTGAAGTGCCCGACGACTTGTGTTATGATGCGTACCACACGATCAAGGAGGTCATGCCCGATCGGTACTCGTTCCCAGGTGTAACTCTTGAGATCGACCAAGACGTAGTTCATAGGTGGGGGCAACATTATCGCGGTGATGACTACCCGAAGTACGTAGAGACGGAGGACCAGGACTGGTTAGGAGTTGCAGCGTGAAACTGAAACCCATCGTGTTTCAAGCTCATCATTCGACGGGTGTTGTATGGACTCACATCCATCTTTACTTCTTTAAGAACCGTCCCCACGCGCGAGGAACCATTACCGGTATGGCCGTTAAAAGACGACGACGGGATGGAATGTGGCGACATGTTTCTGCATTTAGAATGAGGTATAAGTCAAAGGAGAAGGCTTGCGGCGTCGTTAGTCACGTAGAACTGGTTTGGCACTTATCGACCAAGTGCAGTAAGGGAAGAATTCAGTATAGTAAACGCTACCTCAGACTCAAGACTTGCTTAGGAGGAGGAAGAAAACATGATCAAGGTAAAAGTAGAACTCGTGCCGTACGGAATCGGCGAACCCGTCGAGATGGGTACCGCAACGATCGTGAATGACGGCATTCAGACCCGTGAGACTGAGGGTGCGCGAGGTTCATACACGTATCGCTTTACAAAGAAAGGCCACGAACGTGCTGTCGGAGAAGTTCATGACTTTCCTCGTCAAAGCGCAGACGTGTGGCAGCTGATCGCCCGGTGCCTAGCTGAGGCAGGAATTAGATGACGACGCGAAACATCCGCGTAATCGTTGCGCAGTTTAGAAGGTTATCCGATGAAGATCGATACCTGCTCCTCTCTGAACTGTTTAGAGAACCTGCAGAGACACCAGCTGAACTTTCATGGCGCGCTCGACTCTGCACAGCGCTTCGGAAAGCACACGTCTATCCTCAGGAGAAGCCACGTGAAAATCATCGCAGTTGATCCGGGCGTTACGACCGGTGTAGCGTGGGCCGACTTTAGTGAAGAAGGAATTCCTGAGCTTCATACGTCAATGCCTAAAGGTTTCGAGGCCGCTTGTACTCTCTTCGAGAGGTTTGGCGGATCTCCTTATCGTTCAAACTTCGACCTTCTCGTCATCGAGCGATTCTCAATCACCGCGAAGACGGCCACTAAGACACGCGAGGGAAGTAACCTCGCAATCGAATTGATCGGCGTCGCGAAGTGGGTAGCACTGCAGTGCGGACTAAAGGTCGAGGAACAAAGTCCCGCCGACGCGAAGAACTTCGCGTCTGACATGAAGCTAAGAAAACTTGGCTGGTACACACCCGGGCCGGATCACGCCCGTGACGCAACGAGACATCTACTTCTCGCCGCCGTTCGTCACAAAGCTATTGACTTGAAGTACCTGATACCCTAGACGGGTAAGGAGGAACAAATGACTTTCTTTAGAGACATTCTTGATCAGCTTCATAAAGAAAGTACGCGACTGTACGTTTCAGGTCCACGGTCTGACACCTATAAACGAGGATTGACAGATCTACTTAAGGAAGCATTAAAGCAACATGATCTTTACCAGCGTGCGGCTAGCCAAGAAGACAGAATCGGCTTTTAGAAGATGCCAGTCGCTGAACTTGTAGACGGTCGTATCGTGCTCGGCTCCGAGTACCGCGAGCGTGAACGTATCAAATTACTTCCCGGCGCAAAGTGGGACACACACGCGCAGACGTGGTGGTGTCCTCTCTCGTGGGCGGCCTGCATTCAGTTACGCGGAATCTTCGGGGAAGACCTACAGGTAGGCGAGAGTCTCAGCACGTGGGCACAGAATGAGCGACGGACGCGAATTGATCCGTGCCTTGCATTGAGAACGGCCGAAGACGGACCTCTCGAATACGAAGATCTCGGTCTGCGACCGTTTCAGCGAGCCGGTATTCAGTTTCTTGCGACGGCAAGACAGGCACTAATCGCGGATGACATGGGACTCGGAAAGACGGTTCAGACCATACTCGCATTTGAGGTGATGGGAGATGATGCGTTCCCTCTTCTCGTTGTCTGTCCTAACTCGATGAAGTTTACGTGGGAGGACGAATATAAGAAGTGGGCTCCCCATCGTCGAGTGGCCGTCGTAAACGGCGGGAAGGCGACACGTCTTAAGCAAATCGCGTCGGTTCGAGACGGCGTGAACGATGTAGCGGTCATCAACTGGGAGTCACTTAGGAACCACACGCGTCTCGCGAGTTATCCGTCAGTACGGCTTACGGACGATGAAAAGATCGAAAAGGAACTTAACGAGGTCGGATTCGTGTCTGTTGCCGCTGATGAATGCCACAAGGCTAAGGATCCTCGCGCAAAGCAGACCAGAGCACTCTGGTATATCGGTGATAAGGCACAGAACCGCATCGCACTTACGGGAACACCCGTTGCCAACTCGCCTGAAGACATCTGGTCGATCATGCGATTCGTTGCGCCAAATGAGTGGCCTGCTAAGAGTCAAATGATCAACCGGTATGCGCTTCAGTCGTGGAACATGTTCGGTTTTATGGAGATCTGTGGCCTCAAGTCGGAGACTAAAGACGAGCTCTTTAAGATCCTTGATCCGCGCTTCATCCGACGCACTAAGGAAGCCGTCCTTACACAACTTCCTGCGAAGACGTATACGACGCGTACGGTTGAGATGACGCCTAAGCAGCGAAAGGCGTATGACGAGATTCGCAAGGTAATGATTACTGAGCTTGAAGAGGGTATTCTCGTCGCGACGAATCCGCTCGCTAAGATGACGAGGCTCCTTCAGTTTGCATCGGCGTACGGTGAGATCGTGGACGGTAATCTCGTTCTTACCGATCCCTCGTGTAAGGTAGACGCTCTACTTGAGATCGTTGATGAACTCGGAGATCAGCGTGCGGTCGTGTTCGCGGAGTCGCGACAGCTAATTGAGTTAGCGTATAAGCGTCTCATTCGAGCACGTCCGCACGGTCCTGGTCTTTCGGTAGGAATGATTACCGGCAACATCGATGAACACTCACGTAAGGAAGCCGTAGACGCGTTTAACGCGGGCAAGCATAAGGTAATGCTGATGACCCTCGGTGCGGGGTCGGAGGGACTCTCATTTCCAGGCTGCTCAACTGAGGTGTTTCTGCAAAGAAGCTTCTCCGCAGTGAAGAATAAGCAGGCTGAGGATCGCTGTCACGGAATCGGTCGCGGTGTTGAGGGAGTGTCAACGACAATCATTGACGTAGTTGCCGAGGGAACTCTCGAGGAACGCGTTAGGGAAGTACTTCTCGAAAAGGGAGAAATGATGGAAGAGGTAGTTCGCGACGAAGAAATACTCATGAAGTGGCTCGCAAAGTGAATAGTCACATTCAAGTAGCCCACGGTCGCGTCATCGATCCGCTCAATCCCGATCCTGACAAGATCAAGATCGTTGACATCGCACACTCGCTTGCGCATCAGTGTCGCTACGCCGGACACGTGAAGGAGTTCTATAGCGTCGCGCAGCATAGCATCATCGCGTCGATGATCGTTTCCGTTGAGAACGCGTTTTCCGCGCTAATGCACGATGCCTCCGAGGCGTACCTGGTAGACGTACCGTCACCTCTGAAGAACGCGCTCTTTGGTGACCGGTACCGTGAGGTCGAGAACCTCCTAATGACTACCATCGCTAAGAAGTACGGATTCGCGTGGCCCATGCCTAAGGAGGTGGAGTACGCCGACAACGCACTGCTACGTACCGAGGTGCGTGACCTGATGTGGCCAGTATCGGACTGCTCATTCGACCTCTGGAGTCCGTGGTTCTTTGCTGATCCGCTTCCTGATACGATCGCTCCGTGGGCACCTGTGTTTACCGAGAAGGCATTCATTAAAAGATTCATCGAACTAGGAGGGAACGTTGACGACTAAGAAGGAAGCAGACGAGGCAGTCAATCCCAAGCACTACTCGGACTTCGGTGATTACAGCGCCGTCATCATCATTCGCGTGTGGGATAAGATCCGCAAGGCCGCCGGCGTCGAACCAATAAGTTTCGCAGTAGGAAATGCCATTAAGTACATTCAGCGCGCAGGATTTAAGCCCGGTGAGGAGGAGGTACGTGATCTAAAGAAATCGATCTGGTACCTTCAGTCACGAATTCACGAGATTGACCCAACCGAACCGGATCCCGCAGCATGACCTGCATCGTCGGACTTGTAGGTACGAAGGGAGTCCTAATTGCCGGTGACGCCCAGGGAAGCACCGACTGGACGAAGCGTGAAGACGTTTCCGCCAAAGTCTATCAGCTCTCTGAGCTTCTCGCCGTAGGATACTGCGGATCAGGTCGATTTGGTCAAATCCTTCAGTACCACCTCATGGACTCACTCGATGATCCTCCGCTCGGTGTTGACGAACATCGCTGGGTCGTACGTGACTTCGTACCGTATCTTCGAGACCTTACCGAACAGCACGGACATCTTCACGTTTACCACAACGTCGAGGAGTTCGGTCCGTCTGAGTTTCTCTTCGGCGTGCGAGGACGACTCTTCTCCGTGTTTAATGACTTTAGCGTAGGTGAGCACATTCTTCCGTTCGAAGCGATCGGATCCGGAGGCGAGACTGCTGCAGGCTCCGTCCACGGTGAGCTAGGGGATGATCCGGGACCTATTGAGGATCGCCTTCTTCTTCCGATCGCTACGCGTGCGATCGAAGCCGCTGAGCGACTAACTCTTCACGTAGGAGGAAAGATTTCAGCCGTCAAAACGAAGCAGTGGACGACTGAAGAAATTCAGCTCGCACGATTGATCATAGGAGGTAGGAAGAGATAATGACTGTTGAGTTTCCGAGTCCTGTTCATGAATTTGAGTTTCCGCATCCGTTTCCTACGCACGAGTTCACTATCGTGGAGGAACCGCATGATCGCTGGCAGGAACTTGTTGCGCTCTTGAAGAAGCCTAATACGCTCGTTGTGAACCTCTACGGCGGCCCCGGCACGGGGAAGTCAACGACCGCAGCGCTCGTATTCGGTTTGTTAAAGCAGCGAGGAATTACAGCCGAGCTAGCTCCTGAGGTTGCGAAGGACTTCGTGTGGGAACAGCGTGAGAGAACTCTAGAGAATCAGGTGTACATCTTCGGTAAGCAGTATCATCGAATCTGGCGCCTTGTAGGACAGGTCGATGTTGTCATCTCAGACGGTCCCTTACTTCTTTCGCTTTACTACGCAAGAAACGTCGTAGGAGGTCCCGAGGTAGCGGCGCTTGCAAAGATTGCGCACGCATCGATGAACAACCTCGACATCTACCTAACTCGTAACAACGTTAACCATCCCTATGACACGAGCGGTCGCTACCAGACGCTTCAGCAGGCCGAGAAGGTTGATCGCGAGATCAGAAAGACACTCGATGACGCCGGTTGCTCGTACATCGAAGTTGAGATGGGTGACGGCGCTGCTGAGACTATCGCGGACCTCGTAGAGAAACTTGTTACGCCTTAGTAACTCGGAGATGACAACCTTCCGTCGCTGTCGGCGGAAGTGGTGGCTGTCTTACTACAGACGGTTAATTCCTCGCGCGACATATCCGTACGGATCTCCCATCTCGATCGGAAACCTCGTGCATGACGCGCTTGCGGCGTACTACGACCCGAATCTTCGGACCGATCCCGTTCACTACGCACAAGATAAGGTTAATGAGGCGATCGAGAGTGATCCGGGTTACGCAATCGAGATTGAGAAGGAGTGGGAACTCGTTCAGGCAATGCTTATGGGATATGTTGAATGGCTAGAGGAAACAGGCGCGGACTCCGACCTACGTTTCTTAGGATCGGAGCGTAAGGTAGAAGTTCCGATGACCGAAAACGTAACATTGATTTCCAAGCTCGATGCTCCCGTTGAGCAGATCTCAGACGGCGCTAAGCTCGCACTCGAGCACAAGACCGTAGGATCCCTCACCCAACCTCTTGAGGGTCTTAAGATCGACACGCAACTGCTGACGGAGCACCTCGTTCGCTTCCTAGACGCACAAGCTAAGGGAGCAACGGTCGAGGAGGCGTATGATCAGTGTCAAGGAGTTCTCTACAACATGCTTCGGAAGGTTAAGCGGACGGCACGCGCGACACCTCCCTTCTACGGCCGTGAGATCGTTCCGCACAACATCCACGAGCTTCGAAATCACTGGAAGCACGTTCTCACGATCGCGAATGAAATTCTAACGACGACGGCTCGACTTGACGCGGGAGAAAATCCTCATACTGTGGTACTGCCGTCACCCGACAGGTCTTGCGGATGGCAGTGCCAGTTCTTCAAGATCTGTGCGATGTTCGATGACAACTCACGTGTCGAGGACGCAATCGAAGCAATGTATGAGGAAGGTGACCCGCTCGCCCGCTATCAGGATACGGAGGACCTATAGTGTACACAATCGTCTTTTTAGAAGACTGGGTGGTGCTTTATGACCCGGAGGGTAAGTGCGTCTATCAAGATCACTCAATTAGTGAAGATAAGATGCTTGATCTTTTGAAGATCAAATACGAGGTTATCATTGATGACGAGGTAGTACGCGACTACGCGTATGAAAATGGATACTTACCTAACAACCTAAGTGATCTTCCCCGTTCCTGATACAATGAACCTCGTCAACTGAGGAGGAAAGAGATTCGCGCAACACTAACAGGACTCGTTCACGGCGAGTCGAAGGTCGGAAAGTCGTGGTTCGGTGCGTCAGGTCCGGCGCCTCGTCTAATCCTTGACGCAGAAGGCCGGGGTAAGTTCACGCCTTGTGAGATCGGTCGCGTGTACTGGGATCCTCGCGCCGGTGCACCGCCTCGCTACGACGGGACATGGGACACGTGCATCGCTTCGATCGCTGAGTATGACCTCATGCAACTGGCATACCGTTGGCTGCGTCAGGGAGAACACGACTTCGTGTCGATCTCCGTTGACTCACTGATGGAGATTCAGAAGCGTTGCATCGATAACGAGGTCGGTCCTAACGCGCTTCAGATTCAGGATTGGGGAACGTTACTTCGTCACCTCGAGAAGTTGGTGCGTGAATATCGAGATTTAACACTCGTGAGCAACAGCCCGATCAGCGTGGTGACGTTCATCGTCGGGACGCAGCTTATCGACGGCGTGCAGCGCCCACTACTTCAAGGTGCACTTCGCAACACCGTACCTTACTACGTCGACTTTACGGGCTACATCTTTAAGCAGCCTGTAACATCTCCCGAGGGTGTAACAACATACGTGAAGTCGATGCTCGTTGATGCGCAGCCGGGTTTCGTAGCCGGTGACGGTACGGGAAATCAGCTTGGCGGACCGATCATTCGTGAACCTAACCTAACTAAACTCTATGAACGAATCCAGGAGGGTAGCTCTAAGTGAGTAATGAACAGACTCTCGGCGCACTTTTCGCCGAGTACGAACAGAACGCGGCAATCACGGTTCTTCCTGCGGGTAAGACCAAGCTCGAGGTAACCGCGTGCACCGTACGCAATAAGGGCGTTTGTCCCGTCTACAAGGTAGTTGAAGGTCCTGACGCGGGTAAGCGCGCGATGGCGGGCGGCATCTACCCGGGTGACACCGAGGGCGGTCGCATTGCGTTCTTCCGGAAGCTCGAGAAGTTCGGCCTCGGTAAGGAGTTCTTCCAGGCGAACCCGACTCTCGAGGATGTCGCAAAGGCGCTGAAGGGTCGCGTTGTGGTTGTTGACCTCTCCGTTAAGGAGTGGCAGGGCGAGCCTCGTAACGAGATGGGCTTCAGCATTGAACTCGTCTCGGCTCCGAGTCTGCCTCCTGTAGGTGGCGTGCCGGTAACCACGCCGGTAGCTGATACGACCACGACGACGGTCATTCCTACGCCGGCGTCATCGGGAACTCCTGCCGTCATTCCTACAGTAACCGATACCGATCCGGGGTTCTAAATGCTAATCGCGATTCTTGTCATCACGGCAATTACGTTGCTCATCGTAGCTGCTAAAAACGGTCCAAGTACGTAATGCTCTTCGGAACATGGCTCGCTGAGACCGCTGAGCTTCAGCGGTTGTCATACGGTCGCGACATCGACGAGATGGAGTTCGAGTCCTGGATCACGTACGTTCGTGAGCAGACGCTCGCGGCGTTCGTTGAGCTAGGTGAGTTCATCCAGAAGCTTCGCTGGAAGCCCTGGGGAAAGGTCAAGTCTCCTCCCGATGACTGGGAGCGAGAGGAGATCATCGAGGAAATCGTGGACGTACTTCACTTCATCGCAAATGACCTCTACGCTCTCGGTGTAAGCGATGAAGAGCTTTCAACCGCGTATAAGAAGAAAATGGATAAGAACCGTGAACGTATGGCTGCAGGAGGTCACTAGTGAAGTTCACAAAACTTAAGAATCGCGCGCGCAGGTCTAACCCGGAAGAGATGAATTTACGCGCGCGTAAGGACTACCTAACCCATATTGATTGCCAGGGATTAGCTGGCCATTGGACATACGCTACGGGAACAGTCGGGTTTGACCTCGTTCATCGCGCGTCACTCGGAGCGTTTGGTGACGCTGTCATCGATTCAAATCGCGCGCTCGTTCCCGGTCCGTGGGAACAGGACACCGGTAACGGTGCGCTCGATTGGGAACCGATGCAGGCGGCTTACCTGACAGGTACACCTCCGTGCAGCGGGTTCTCGCTCCTGAACAACTCCAAGAAGAACAACGCACGCGGTCCCGACAGCAAGATCAACGAGTGTATGTGGGAACTTATTCGTTATGCCGGTCGCTGTACGGGCGCCGACGGTAAGCGAGGACCCGAGGTCGTCTCGTTCGAGTCGGTCCAGGGAGCGGGTAAGGAGGGACGCGATCTAATGCGTGCTCTTCGCGCTCAGCTCGAGAAGGACACCAAGCAGAAATACGGACTCTCCCACGTGTTTACAGCAGGAGCAACTGTAGGCGCTGCACAGATGAGGCACAGATATTACTTCGTGGCTCATCGCATCCCATTCGGAATCGACATGCCTGAGAAGCGCCGTGTCGCGACGTATCAGGACGCACTCGGTGACCTCCTCGGTCTTAAGGATACTTGGGACACTCAGCTAGTGAAAAATGACACCGAGCGTGACTGGTGGCTGTGGGAACAGGGAATCGTTTCCGACGCTAATTTCAAGTACAAGAAGCGTGAGATCGACGCGCACATTACGGCTGACAGTCCGCGCATTCGGATCATGCTCGAAGAACTCATCCCGTTTTGGCCTGCGGGAAAGAACGTCGAAGTCGCAATGCGTAATTACCGCGACAAGAAGGGCAAGTTCCCGGAGGGAGCAGACAAGTGGTGGGATCACGAACGTGACCAGATGAAGGGTTTCGCGCATCCGACCAGAATCGCACCCGATCGTCCCGGCTACGTCTGTACCGGTAATTGCATCGGTGACTTCATTCATTGGAAGGAACCGCGGATGCTGAGCGTACGCGAGTGCTCGCGTCTCATGGGCCTTCCGGATTCGTGGACATGGAAGGCGGCCACTACGGTCACGCAGGCCGGAGCATATGTTGGCAAATGTTGTCCGTGTAATACAGGACGATGGATCTCTACTTGGGTACGCAATGCGCTTGAGAACAATCCGGGCGCGTCCCTTACAGAAATTGGCGAACGCGAGTATGTTCATAACTCAACCAATCTTTATACGGGTTGGCTAAAGGAACAGCAAACTGCCTACTGAAGCTGAAATAGCATGGGCTGCCGGCCTTTATGAAGGAGAAGGCTCAGGTAGTGTTGTAGGAATGGCACTGACAATGTGTGATGAAATGCCTGTTCGCAACTTCCATAGAATCGTTGGCGTAGGTACGGTTTGGGAGAACAAGCAACTTACTAAGGCAGGTAAGAGAAGTTGGAAGTGGAAAGTAGGAAACTATGAAGGATCCTGCCACGTTCGGGATCTTTTCTGGCCTTGGTTGAGTGAAAGACGCCGACAGCAGTTTGTCTTAAGTGAAAGTAAAGCACCTACTCGTCGTTCAAATCATAATTCAGTCTGCCCAAATTGCGGTTTTGTAAGTACAGCAGCTGGAATAGTTACACATCGAAAACGATGTGATAAGGAGCAAAATGCCTAAGATTCGCGTCGCGATCATCGGCGTCGGGAACTGCGCCAACTCGTTCATACAGGGCCTTAGTTACTATCGAGACCTCGATGACGACAAGCCGGTTCCCGGACTAATGCACAACGTTCTTGGCGGTTACCGCGTTAAGGACATTGAAGTTGTTGCCGCGTTTGACGTCGTCAAGGGTAAGGTCGGTCGACCTCTCTACGAGGCAATTTGGGCGAAGCCTAATGACACGATTCAGTTCGTGTCACCTGGTGAAGTTACGCGAATGACGTACGTTGGCGGTCCGATCGTTCAGCGAGGAATGGTGCACGATGGCATCGGTAAGTACCTCGCTGACGTCGTGGAGATCGACGAGAGCGAAGCGGTCGACGTAGCTGAGGTACTCAAGGAACGTCAGGTTGACGTCGTGATTAACTACCTTCCGGTCGGATCTGAGGAAGCTGTTAAGTGGTATGTTGAGCAAATTCTCGATGCCAAGTGCGCGATGATCAATTGCATGCCGGTGTTCATCGCTCGAGAACCGTACTGGCAGAAGCGCTTTAAGAAAGCCGGTGTGCCGATCGTCGGCGACGACATCAAGTCGCAGGTGGGCGCGACGATTATCCATCGTGTACTCGCGCAGCTCTTCGATGAACGAGGCGTCAAGCTAGAAAGAACGATGCAGCTTAACGTCGGAGGTAACAGTGATTTCCTCAATATGTTGGAGCGAGAACGTCTTGCTTCGAAGAAGGAGTCAAAGACAAACGCAGTTACATCTGTTGCTGGTGTGGAATTTTGGCCCGGTAACATCCATGTTGGTCCGTCTGATCACGTCCCCTGGCTTAGTGATCGGAAGTGGGCGTACATTCGCCTGGAGGGATCAGGATTCGGGGACGTTCCACTTAACTGTGAACTTAAGTTAGAGGTATGGGATTCCCCAAACAGCGCGGGGGTTGTCGTGGACGCGGTACGTCTTGCTAAGCTAGGTCTTGATAACGGTGACACCGGAACGCTGAACGCGGCGTCGTCATACCTAATGAAGTCACCGCCTGTTCAGATTCGCGATGACAAAGCGCGAGAGCAGCTCGAATCATTCATTCGTCACTCGTAGGAGGTAAAGTGAGAATCGTCTTTGACTTTGACGGGACTCTCGTCGACTCGATGCCTGCGCTTCGCGCGTTGGGATCCGAGATTGTTGCAGACGCGTACGGTCTTTCATTAGATGACGCCGATAAGAAGTACATGAAGTCAGTCGGTCGAACGTTCAGGGATCAGCTAGAACTGATTAAGCCTGGCGACCCGATTAACTCGAAGGCCTCGATGGAGTTCTACGCCAAGCAGCAGCGTCTTTATGACGATGTTCGACTACATACCGGGGTAATTGAAACGATTGAGTTTCTCAACACGACACCGATCAAGTACGGAGTGTGCTCGAGTACACACGGCGACCTTGCAAGCAACGTAGTTCGACGCTTACTTCCTGAATTCAGAGGTGTCGTTACGGGTCGCGACTACGGCTCGAAGTTCTCACAGTTGAAGTCGCACTTTGGTAGCGCTGATAAGAGGGACTCCTGGTTTATCGGCGATACCTCGTTCGACGGAACAATCGCAAGTGAAGCTAACGTTAACTTCATTGCGGTTCGTCATACGTTCAACGGGATGTACTTCAAGGCGTTTTCACTCCGATCCGCTGCAGACATCCCGACGGCGGTCGATGAGGTCCTCAGAGAGGACGTAGGGCCGCTTCAAACGACCCTGGTTGGAACCGAGGGTCGTGTGCAGGTGAGACCTCAGAAGTCTCACCAGGAGCGCGTGGGTCGCTTCTAATGCCTGATCAGAGGGTCCTAGACCAGTTCGGAGAGTTCTGCCTTCTGAAGAAGTGCGTGAACGGTCCTGACGTGCACATGAAGCTAGCAGGTGTAGGAACCGAGGACGCCGGGGATGAACGTCCATGGCGTTTAGCTGTCTACAACAACTTCTGCTCGGTACCCAGTGCTGCTGTTATTTGGGCTCGATGGTCGCATGAACAGATCAGTAGACAGCAACCTGATTACGTATTAGAAACATGGATCTCCAAAAATTGGGCAGGAATTCCGATCCGTCAGAACAGACGACCAGCGAGATCGGTTGTCAAGCTAACAAAGAGCCTTGAGTCCCTTGCCTGGTGGATGAAAACGGACTACCAAAACCTAGGAGAAATGTCGTATGAAGAAACGTGGAAGTCACTTGACTCCGTCTACACGTGGGGTCGATATGTTAAGATCAAGTTTCTCGAAACTGCACGTCGTTATCTGGGGTTCACGCACCTGGTCGCCCCGAACATCGAAGCTGCGGGAGGGTGGTCCCCGCGTAAGGCACTAGGAATCATCTACCCGGAATACGCGTCGGTAATCGCTAATAAAGATCGTAATGATCGCCGCACACTCGCGCATGTCTACTCCGTTGCCGATGAGGTACGCGCGTACGTGTCTGAGAACTGGGTTGAGGTAAGTAACTACGAACTCGAGGCTCTTCTCTGCAACTACAAGCAGACGCTGTCAACCCGCAAGGCGTTCTACGTAGGCCGCACGATTGACAGCGAGCTCGAGTATGACAAGAAGATTCGTGCGTACTGGGGAGATGATCCGTATAGAGGCACATTTGACTTCTTCGATGCTAGATGGAGAACGTTCCCTCTCGTTTGTCTCGGTGAGAGAATGGGATGGGACGGAGTGCGTAAGGACCTGAGTAATGTACTTTCACAGTACGACTACATCTGGGCAGATACCATTTACAGCTATCAAGATTCGAAGAATGACCTCGAACATCCGGTGAGGTGGAAATGAACGTTTGGAGTATTCCTACAGTCCTGTTTCCAGGTCGTCTTTACATTAGAGGGATGTTTGACAAGCGTCCTAACAAACTTGAGGAGCTACAGGACCTAGGAATTGACACGGTAATTTGCATGCTCAGAAAGCGTGACCCTGACCTCGAAAACGTTCCGTGGCTGTTATACCAAAATTTCCCACTTCCCGATACGGACACCGTCAAGGAAACGGCTCTCTGGGACGCTGCTAACACGGCAGCCTCACGAATTAAGGAGGGGAGAAGTGTTCTCATTCACTGCATTGCGGCGAGGGACCGCGCGCCGACGACGGCTGCGCTTACTCTTACGATTCTGGAAGGAATTAGCGGAAGCGAGGCGATGTACCGAGTGAAGTCGAAGAAGCCCACGACATTCCACAACCGTGCATTCGTCGCGTACCTTAACAAAATCGAGCCAAAGTGTTAACTTTGAAAGCTAACAAGTCATGCTGATTAACGTACGCGGCACGAACGGAAGCGGGAAGACGTACATCTCGCATAAGCTGATCCTCGATCATCAGCATACCGAGCTCGTTGAGCCTGAGGTAGTGAGAGAGAAGCGGTTCGTTAAGCCTAATTGCTACGCGATTGAGGATGAACTTTACGTAGCGGGACGTTGGAAGTCAGGACTCGACGGTATCTTCCCCCAGGAGATCGTTGAGGACATTCTGCGCTACTGGGCTCCTAAGAAAAACGTGATTTGGGAAAACGTTCTTGTTTCTGCAAATATCGGTCGCTGGGCCGTGCTTGCGAAGGAGCTTGAGTCTGTCAATCATAACGTCTGGCTGTATCTCGATACTCCACTTGAGGTTTGCATCGAGCGTGTTCAAAGACGACGCCAGGAGGCCAGGGATCGGGGATTTGATCATCGTCAGGAAGACACCGACGTCAAACTCGACGTGATTGCGGGACACTGGCGTCGCGTGCGTCGCTCGGCCGCGCGTGCGGTAAAGGAGGGAATTGATGTGCGCTGGCTTGATCACACGCGCGCATACGAACAGGTTTATACACTACTTGTTCACGAGGGAAACTGGAATCCGTCGACGCTCGACGGTTTTGATCCTAAGATCAGTCCAATACCGTGGAGGCCCACGCCTGAGGAACTTCAGTATGTACTGAAAACAGCGAAACTTCCTTGGGAGCCTGATGATACAGTTACCAAGGTCGCATACAGGTCAAAACCCAAGTCAACCGAGCCTAGTGATCAGTTTCTCGGTATGAAGATCAAGCGGTGGGGCGGCGAAAAACCCGCCGAGTTGCAAGGCTTTGGCGTACTCGTCAAGCCGTGGGAGAGTACCATTCAACTAGCACAGGAGACTTTGTGAAGATTCTCGTAATCGACATTGAAACGAAGCCGTCACTCGCCCACGTTTGGTCGCTCTGGGATGAGAACATTCCACTTGATCGTCTTATCGAATCAGGAGAGATGATTTGTTGGTCTGCGAAGTGGCTAGGTGAAAAGAAGGTATCATTTGCCGATATTCACCACGACGGTAAGAAGGAAATGGTTAAGCAGGTATGGAAGCTTCTCGATGAAGCTGACGCCGTTGTTCACTACAACGGCAAGCGCTTCGACGTTCCGTATCTTCAGCGAGCGTTCCTCGAAGAGGGCTTGACACCTCCCTCGCCCTACCAGCAGATTGACCTATTCGAGACGGTTAAACGTCAGTTCAACTTTCCCAGCTCAAAGCTCCAGTACGCTGCTGAGCACCTACTCGGTAAGGGTAAGCTGCCGCATGCTGGGTTCTCGGTCTGGGAGCGTTGCATGGACGGTGACGAGGCCGCGTGGAAAGTAATGAAGAAGTATAACATCATGGACGTTAAAATCACCGAGGAGCTTTACGGTGTTATTCGTCCGTGGATTAAGGCTCATCCGTCACGTGCCGCGTTTACAGGCGACAACGTCTGCCCGAAGTGCGGCGAGGAAAAACTCTCAAAGCGCGGTTACGTGTTCCTACGAACCGGTCGTTACCAGCGTTTTCAGTGCGGCAGCTGCGGTGCGTGGTCGCGCTCGACTAAGCGCTTCGATAAGACCGACGTAACCGAAGCTCTTAACTCGTGACGTTTCCGTACTACTCGACACAACTTCCCGGTGAGCATCAGGTTGTGTACGTCGGACCTGATCAGTTGGAGTGGTCCTATGAAGCAATTGGTGAGGCAACTGTTCAGCCTTATCGCTTCTTCGGTAATAAGCGCGCATACTCGACCAAGGTTTATCCCACACCGGCGTATAGTCACGACATCAACCAAGTTAAGAGCATTCTCAAGGAGTGCCGCGACATTGCGCCTCTATGCGCTCCCGTAACCGTTAACGTGTTAGGTGTAATAGATAAGCGGCTTGTAAACGGATGGGCGCAGCAACAGTGGGAACATTACAAGTGCCATACTCCCGATGACTGTCAGTGTGATGTAATCATCGAGAAGGAAGACGGAACGAAGGTTAAGCGGGGGACTCGGAACTGGGACGGTGTTATTGCGCTTTCAGGCCGTACGACCGAGATTCACCCGGCTATTACCAGGTACGTAACTCCTCACGAGTACGGTCATATCGTAGAGGAAGCACTGGGTCTTATCCGCTACGGTGATCAGACCGGTGTAAGTAACTTCGGGGGTCGTCTTCTTGAGGACTGGGCTAAGGTACGCGGTGTTGAGTATCCGTCCACCAAAGCTTACGGGCCGACAACACATCACCTCATGCCTAGTGAGATCTTTGCGAATGACTTCCGCTTCATGTGTAACTTCGAAACGGACTGGTGGCCGCACGAAGAAATCGTTCCGGCTCTCGGTAAGCGAGGAACGGCTAAGGCCGTTCGCTGGTGGGATGAGGCAATTTCGGAGTTGCATGACTGCTACGACGAGGCTACACTAGCTAAGTAATAAGCTAAGGAGGAGGAGCATGGAACTTAAAGAAGAGATTCCCTTCGTTTCGAAGATCGTGTCGGCGCCTAAGCAGATAAGAAGGCCGTCTGATTTACTTGCTGAGCGTCAGTCATATATGCGTCGAATCTTACGCGATCAGCCGTCGGTTGAACAGTTACTAAAACACGCTGAACGGTTCGGGACGGATCAGGTACCCGAGACCGCTGCTGAACTAGGCTACGGCGCAGAGACGTTGGAGAGGATCATCGATAAGTGTGACCTCATCGACGCCGCCGAGTTTCGGAAGCTTCATCCTCACGGAAAAACTCCGCGAGGAGGGAAGTCCGCCGAGGAGCGCGCCAAGCTCCTAATCGGAGACGACGAGGTAGAGTTAGAGAATGGTACAGGTAGTAGTTAAGGGAGGAACGAATGCCGGACGACGACGCCCCCTTAAGGAACCCTACGGAGCTAGGTGGATTTGTAAACACGATGTCAAACACGAAAGCTACGTCCGCAAAGCAATCTGCGGTTGTAAGCGACCTAAGGAGTGAGTGTACTTGCCAAAGGTACTTTCGAAGACGAAACTGTCCGAAGCACGGTCACGAAAACTTTTCCTTCACCTCACTCTCCTTAGCGCGCTCTCCGCGCTCATCCTCGCAGCGCTAGGAATTACGTACGCGAAGCAAATTTCTGGACCGTCACTCGTCGTAATCCCGATCATTCTCATTGTGTATGCACTAACACTGGCATATGCCGGAGGACTCTGCTGGAAGGCAGACGGAGCTGACTACGCACAGAGGGAGCGAATCCTACACGAGGCTGACAACATTACGTTCTGGGCGTGGGTCGTGCAGATGATCGGCATTCTCGGAACTGTCTTTGGCTTCTGGCACATTCTCGCAAAGGGCGGTACCGATGCCGACCTACACGCGCGAATCCTCGACGGCGGCGGCGTCGCCCTCACAGGCACATTCGTCGGTGTTTACTGTTCGATCGTTCTATCACGTGCTTATAGAATGATTGAACACGACCTAAGGGGTTAGCACGTGCATAAGAACCCGCTCGTAGCCGGTTTCGACCTCGTTACTGTTCTTATGATGATGTTCCTAATTTTGGCACTGACTGACAAGCCCAAGCAGCCGACCGTACCGACGTTCGGGCAGTTTGCCGTCACGATTACGTGGAAGGATAAGTCGAATGACGACGTCGATCTGTACGTTCGCGATCCGTCGGGTAATATTGCGTACTTCGGGTACCCAAGCATCGGTCTAATGCACCTCGAACAAGACGACCTAGGATACGGAATTACCGGTTATCAGACACTGCCGAACGGACGTTCCGTCACCGTAACGTACAACGGTGAACGTACGGTAATTTCGGGAATCATCCCCGGCGAGTACACCGTTAATGTACACATGTATCGAAAGAGCGACCCGGGCCCGACGACAGTAGACGTAAGCCTCTGGAGCCTACGAGGATCAGACGAAGTTTTGCTTCATAAGATCATCACACTTGAGAAGTCCGGTGACGAGGTTACGGTCTGGAGATTTACCGCCAACGAACGCGGAGAAATCTCTGACGTAAACTCTCGACCTGTTACTCTGGTCTATAACAAGTATTCGTCGATCCAGGGAAGTAATCCGTGACAGGCGCACCGATCTTCATCGCACTAGTCGTTACGAACGCTCTCCTTCTCTGGCTTCTAATCAAGACGAGAGGTCACTGGGCTCTTCGGTTCGGCGCAATTCTCTTCGTTCTCGTGTTTACCGCCGTCGCCTGGTACTCGATTGAGTCCTACCGGGGATGGCCTACAACCAGCTCACTGCCCAAGCGGGTGGTGTTTCTTAGTGCCGTCATCCACGAACCCACGACCCAGGACAGAGGATCAATCGACTTATGGGCGGTTCCGCTCGAGCACGGTTTTGATCCGCTAGGTTATCATCCTTCACAGTACGAACCGCGAGCGTACCGAATGCGGTATTCTGAACCGCTTGAGCGTGCCGTGTTAAATGCGCAGAAGTTAAGAAAGAGCGGTCACGGGCGTCCGGTAGAACTAGACCTAAGTCCGTCTAAGAACAAGATTAACTCAAGTAGCGGTAGACGAATTCCGAAGTGGGCGGTTCGCTTCTATCGCCTACCTCATGAACAGACACCCCGAAAGGAACGATCGTGATTAAGAAGGTAGCTCCGTGGATCGTAATGATGACACTACTTATCGGTTCAGTTTGCGGACTTATCTTCATTCACTGGGACGGTACGAAAAAGAGTAATCTCACTACCTCGCAGGATGACGTCAACCTCGCGATGAATATCGGTTTCAGCTTTCTACACTACGTAAATCAGTCAGATCAATTTAGGAGTCGCGGCGTAACCGCCCTAGGTATTGAGGGATGTAAGGTAGAGAAGAAGATTACCTGTCGTTACATTCTTAACGCGCAGGGACACGTGGTTTGCATGGACGTTAAGTTCAATCGAGATCGTACAATTCTCGGATCGGTTCCTCGTCCTAACGCAACATGCGGTCTTCCCTCATGACGACACGTAAACGATTCACACGGATCGCGACACTAGCGGCCGTATTCGAGTCGCCGATTCTTGTCTGGTACTTTCACCATCAGCACGGCTACCCGTGGCGCGGTGCAGTCGCATTAACATTACTAACGATCGGTGCATTTCGCGCGTGCGTTGACATTCTTCTAAAGAATCTACTTGAGCACCCCAACCTCTTCGAGAACAACTCCAAGGAGGAACGAGATGATGACGCGCGCTACAAGAGGCGTGTCTCGTTCTGGGTACATAAGGCAAAGTGGGCCGCGCTGTTTCTCGGATATGTCGTAACTGTCTGGGGCACCGCAAGACTGATTGGTCACCCGGTTAAGTTCGGAACGGTCTTTTACTTCATTCCCTCATATCTACACGGAAACATCAGTCCGTCAATGCTCTTCCAGCTTCCGATGCTCTTCTTCTTTAACTTCATTATCTTCATGGGTCCGATGATGCTGATGGGTGTCTCGCAAATTCGCGCGTATGAACCCGGTGACGCGACATGGGGTGTCAAGCTCGACGACGTACGCGGCCAGAAGGAGGTTAAGGATGAGATCAGTAAGATCATCACGCTCTGGCAGGCGGGAGACCACTTTAGAAAGTTCGGTGGTAAAAGTGAAAGAGGTATTCTCTTCCTCGGTGCTCCCGGCACTGGCAAGACGATGCTAGCGAAGGCGATCGCTACAGGATTCAACTCACCGATCGTCACAATTCCAGGTTCCGGCTTTGCGCAGACGTTCATCGGTATCGACGTTCTGATCGTTCGCTGGCTAGTTCGCAAGGCGAAGAAGCTCGCGCGCAAGTGGGGCGGCCAGTGCATCGTCTTCATCGACGAGATCGACGCCGTCGGCCGCCGGCGCGCGGGCGTGACGAGCATGCAGCCGTCGTCGCTCGAGGACCTGCTGTTCTACGGGCCGCACGGGGCGCTGAACCCGAGCGGCGACCTGATCCTCGAGACGC